GGTTGAATACTCATTTGGTTGTTAAGGTATATCCTGGAGGTAAGGGTTTAACGTTGGGTTTATCACCGTAATCTCTGTCAATAATCATATCAATATAATGTTTTGCTTTTTCTAGATCTTTAACTTCTCCTTTAGATGCATGTCTGCAAATATATTTAATAGCATTTCCTTCTGCAAAGAGCAATTTGTTCTCATTGATAAATTCACTCGGTTGGATTTTCATATCCTTATAATGAGTTCCGCCAATTTGTTTTTTATACACGCTCATAGTTGGTAACTTTTATATACATCCTTAGGTTCTACAATATGAAGATGTTCCTTGGTTCGTGTTGCCCCTACATAGAATAATCGATTAACATCATCGGGTCTTTTTTCATACTCCCCGTAAGTTCGTCTTGTTAAATCAGTGAGAAGAACAACGTTTTGGCATTCGCCTCCTTTGGCTCCATGGATGGTGGATAGGATAATTCGTGGAGCTTGATTCAATTTCTCTCCATTCTGTCTCATCTTTCTAATATAAGAAACGCGTCTAAAAGGTGCTTCATCTAAAGCTTCGTACCAAACTTTATTTGTATGCAGGCCATATTTTTCTTGGCATTCTTTTAAAGAATAAAAATTATCCTTATTCATAATCGCTAATTTTTCTTTTTCTAAATGGCGTGGACTCATATAAGTAAAGATTTGAGAAACAGTTTGATAATCTAGGATGCCACCTTTTCGCCATTTTTCCCATTGAGTAATTGATTCATAGAGATCCGATTCATATGCTTTTTTAAATTTATTTTTGTAGAAATATCCTTTTTGATAAAGTACTTCTTCTAGTTCGTCTAATAAAGACCGTGTTCTAGTGAGTACGAGCCACTCCCCTTGAGCCATATCAATATCTCTAAAGTTAGAATATATAGAAACTTTTCCTTGTTTCATCTTAGGTTTCCATAATTTAGGAATACGATTATGAACTTTACCAATAATTTTCATAGCAATTTCATGAATTTTGGCTGGGATTCTGTAAGACTGAGTTAAATTAATAAATTTTCCTTGGAGCGTGATAAAACTATCTATGTCAGCACCCGCCCATTTAAAAATAGCTTGATCATCATCACCTGCTATATAATTATCTTCGGTTTTGTTCCATATCGTCTTAACCATATCCCACTGCATTAAGGATAGATCTTGGGCTTCATCGATAAAAACAACATCAAAATGAGGGGAAGCGTTCGATTGAATGAAGTTTAGAATCATATCGTTGAAGTCAACCAGGTTATATTCTTTTTTATATCTCTCTAATTCATTGGCAATAATCTTAAGTTTGTTAAATTCAACATCCTGGGTGTGTTCTTTTAAATCATATTGTTTTTCAAAAGAGATGTTTCTAAGTTTAGCCAATTGAATAATTCTTAAGTAGTCACTCTTGGTTGAAAAAATTCCATTCATTTCCTGATCATTTTCTTCATAGTCCACTGGAAAACCCAGTTTGTTTCCTAAATCAGCGTAGTGTCTTTTTTGCATTACATTTTGTTTTTGAATACCGAGTCTTCGGAAAGCTAGAGAGTGTAAAGTTCTAAAGTAGGGGAGATCATCTTCCGTTAAATTAAATTTTTCCATCGCTCTATCTGTGGCTTCGTTAGCCGCTTTTTGAGTGAAAGCAAAATAGCCTATTCGATTGGGATCTGTTTTTTTAAGATATTTATCCACTAGATTGAGAAGTGTGGTTGTTTTTCCTGTGCCTGGAGGTCCGAGTACAATGGTTTTCATTTTATTTTCCTAAAAAAATTTCGCCAAATAGCTGATCTTATAATAGAAACAACGGTAAAAATTAAAGCAATCCCTATGCTGTCCCATATAGTTGGATAAAGTCCAAAGAAAGGAAAGATATAAAGTTGTATTAAAATAGCTAAAATAAACCCACTTCCTACATCTATAAAACTTTCTATAAAACATCTTTTAAACATTAAAAAGAATCCTTTGGTTTAAGTTCCTTAGCTTTATAGTCTTCGGGTGGTTTTTCGAATGAGTTTACGATGGTGACCGTTGGTCTATTTTTTCCTATTGTTATTCGATCCGTAGTGCAACCACATTCTTCCTTGAGCATTTGGCTTGTTTCTTGAAACTTAACGTCCCATCGTCTTCGTTGAAGGAAGCCGTAGTAAAAAGAATCAAATAAGAAATAATGTTTTCCCTCGTTCGTGTAGACACTTCCTTTTTTAATATCTTCTTTTTCTACGGTCGAAGATCCACGATTAGTACAAAATTCTTCAAGGTGATTTGTCAGTTGATCTTTTTTAGTAGTTCCTGTTGGAGGAGTAATAATTTCGCGTGTCTTAAGTAATTGATTCACAAGGATTTTCCAGTCTTTGAGTTTCATGCTTGGCGGGTATAATCCAATTCCTGCTATGCAGGCTTCTTCAAATAAGGACTGTTGTTTTAAATATTTAGCACTTGGAAGTTTAAGACGTTTACCATCCACGTTTAAATAATAATAAGGTTCTTCCAACTGAATTTCTTGAAGATCGTTTAAATCGGGAAACATAGCTTGACCTCCGATTCCATAAGTTCTTGTTTTACATAATTCTTTATCACAATGATTGCACATTGGAATGTCATTACATTTCCAGCCCCAATCCTGTTTTTCATGTTGGTGTTTAATGATATCTATTTCTTTTTGTTCCAAGTCGCCAATAATATATTTAGCATGAAACCATGAAATTTTTTCTTTCCAATTATTTGGCCATTTCTTTTTTGCGTAAATAGCGAAATGAAACAGAGCATTATTTCGACCTGGTTCGGATATTCCTTCCAAAGATAAGGTTTCAATACACGGTGGTCCATCCTTAAATTCTGATTCGGCTCTTTTAATTTGTATGTCTACAACATCCTCAGGTTTGACACTGTAACATTCATATAAACCATAAAACTCTTCGAGATTAGCTGCGGTGCCGTCAATTTTAAATGCGTAACGAGTTGTTTTGTTTCCTTGAAAATAAGGTAAATTTAAAAAGTTTCCAGTGTCTTCTTCTGATTTTAATTCAATTTGTTTAGGAAAGACTTCCGCATTTCCAAATCCTAAAATAGCACGGATTTGATTAAGTTTGTCTCTGACTGTTTTGGCATCAATATAGTCTTTGATAAATAAAAAAATATGGGCTCCCCCACTTTTGGAACGGCATACGACTAAAGGAAGTTCAAGGGTGTGAATTTTACTAAGTAATTTTTTATGGTCAAACCCAGCATAACTATCAACATCTATGCATCCCCATTTACAATTATCTTCTTCATTAATAGGGATAATGCCTAGAGTGGGTTCTATACCATTTAAATGATTTTCAAAATGTTGGCGGGTGACAATTTCTCTTTTAACAAAAGATTTTGTTTTTAGTTTTGCTCCATTTTTGGGAACTGAATTAATATAAGTGCAGCCGTGTGCTCTTTTTAATCCTTCGAATATATTTATAAATTTATCTACCATCTATTACCTATTTAAGAGAGGCGACTCCCTCTCGGTTGTCGCCTCCTCCTTGCAAGATATTCACTTTAGGTGAATTCTTTAATACGGAACGTCTGTATTAGTTTCCGAAGGCGAATGTTTAATTTGCACTTGCCCTTTGCTCAATCTTTCAGCAAAGTTCTTTGCAACGTCGTAAGCACCTTTGTCTTTGATGGTATCTAATTTAGATACATCCCAACCATACCATGTTCCTTTGTCGTTAGACTGTTGAACAGTTTTAAGTCTATAAATATGACTGTATGTTGGAGGTGTAAATAAACCATTCTTGCCCTTCATTTTGGTACTCATCATCATTGTATTCCATTTTTTGCTAATCTTTAATTGAGTAGCCTTCATAGAAATCAATGCTGTAGAAGGGGTTGAACCCGAGAGTAAAACCACAAAATGGTTTGCTGTATTTTCAAGATAGTTTCCGTTAGGTAATCTATCCTTATTCATTTTGTCTCGAGTGGCATCTTTAATGATTCCACTGTTAACTTCATGAATTGCTACAGGAGCACCCATGCTTGTTCCTCTATCCTGCCATTCAACATATTGTCTTTTATAAAAGACGGGTAATACATTGATCTCAGTATAGAGTTCGGTTGTGACAGTATTATATATTTTGCCTGGTTCTGCACCAGCAGTATATTTGCTGTCCTTCTTATTTACTTCGGGAGATAATTGTCCCAAAACTTTCAGAAAAGGTAACGCTAGATCTTCTTGCGTAATGTTCTGAGAGCCCGCATTTGCATCGGCTTCAAAAATATTTGTAGCTAATGCACCTGCTTTATCGCGTTTCACGATGTTTGCTTCTTGGTTCATGGTTATTGTTTCCTTGTTATTTTGGTTCGGTTTCCTACGAACACGTTAAAAATATCCGTTGGCATTTCTTTTCCTGCCTCAACACGCTCACGGACGAGAGCCTTCAGGGTCATAGGCTCAACCTTCAACTTTTGTGTTGGTTGAAACCCTTGACCCTTCGCAAGTTCAGCATATTCTGCTGCCTTGTTATCTTCGTTACGCCCAAAGGAAACGGAGATTTCGTTCTTTATGATATCCCCTAGGCCGTTGATACGAAGCCAGTTAAATGCTTT